TGACGTGCTGGTGCTGATATGGTTCACTTTCGCCTCGTAGTGGCAGTGTTTATCACCCAGCGGTGACGCGCTCCACTCGCAGTCGTGGGGGATTGAAAAAACGGTCACATCCTTCAATGGAACGTCATATTTCACTGAGAAGTACAGTCGGCTAGAGCCCCAGGACTCCCATACCCACCACACCAGGACTATACAGATCACGCTTTTCATTTCTCTTTGTTTACCCCTTCTTCGCCTTCTTCTTCGCCGCTTTCACGGTTCCCGCCCGCTTGGCCCTTCGCGCCTCAGACGCCGCGGCCTTGTCCGGGTTTTCGGCTCGCCACTTCTCCCAACGGGATTCAGCCGCCGCGCGCTGGGCATCACGCTTCTGTTTTTCCGACATGCCCTTCCAACGAAGTCTCCCGGCTTCCTCGGTAGTCATTACCATGTCGATCAGTATACACCATGCCAGCCCTGGTATCCATAAGCATTTTTAATGGTGATTTCCGTCCGTTGGTCTCACTTTCCTATTGCCATGCCAGCCCTGGCATGTAATACTCAGTTTGTACCCAGGACAAACCAATGACAACCACCACCTACGAAACGATGCGCGATGAACTGATGGAGAAGATCGACGCCCTCGAAGCCAACGAGCCCGAATGCACCTGCGAGCAGGTCGATGCGGACGTGTACGACAACCGCCACTGCGGCGTCTGCAACGAGCAGAGCGCCTGGAACCGGGAGTTCCTGGCCCTCCAGGCGGAACTCAGGGACGTGATGGACATGTTCCGCTATCAGGCATCCGGCGAGGGCGCCTGGTCTGAAGAGGATGCGGCGTAAGAATCAGAACAAGGAGAACCACCATGCAAGCTATCGACATGAAACAGAAGTACGAACTTTGGCAGCAGGCCCTCTCGCAACTCGAAGTTGCCGTCGAGCAACTCGACCAGGCGCACGCCACGCTGAAGGATTGCGACCTGGAAGACACGGTGCCGGCGCGCTGGCAGCGGATGGACAACGGACACCTGCGGCTCCACGTCCAGCACCCGCTGAACATCGAGCAGCTCGTGAACTCGGCGATGGGGCTGCTCGCAACGCTGAAAGAAGAGGAGCTCGCATGAAACAGGTATGCACTTGCGGCGAGTCGGTTGACCTCCAGCACTTGTACACCGAATGCAGCCGGTGTTACCGCCTGCTGCACGTCGAATGCGCTCTCGGACACGGCGAGCAGGAGTGGTGCGAGGCCTGCGCGCCGCCGAAGGTGGGAAGACGAGTACGGGAAGAAAGGAAGGTGGCCTAAATGGCGACGAATGGAACGAACGGAGTTGCGGCGGCCGGTGTTACAGCACCCGCCGCCGCGGTGGTCATTGCCCCAGGACAAACCGAAGCGCTGACCCAAGTACAGAATAGCGAATCGCTGGAGCTCGCGATCAGCCGCGACCCGGCGATTGTACTGGCCGAAGCTCAGAAGGCCGCGGCCGCCCTGCGGGACGTGATCAGCCGCAAGGAACGCCCGGTCAAATTCAACAACGAGCAGTACCTCGAGTTCGAGGACTGGCAGTGCGTGGGCCGGTTTTACGGCATCACCGCGGGTGTCCGCAGTGTGAAGATGGTCGAGTTCGGCGATATCCGCGGCTTCGAAGCTACCGCCGATGCGCTACACGCCGGCACGGGTCAGGTGATCTCCACCGCCATCAGCATGTGCCTCAACGAGGAACGTAACTGGTCGAACAAGCCGCTCTTTCAGTTGATGAGCATGTCCGAAACCCGGGCCTGCGCGAAAGTTCTGCGAAATGTCCTGAGTTGGGTTGTAGTTTTAGCGGGCTACCGCCCGACGCCGGCGGAGGAGATGCAGGGTGTTCCCGGCTGGAACAACGAGCCGATCGACACCGGCGGCGCGCAGCAGGGAACGCGGGAAGCCGCCCAGAACGTCGCCGCTCGCAAGATCACTGAGCTCAAGGCGAAGAAGAGCGCGAATCCCGATCCGAATCCGAAGCCGTGGCGCACGCATGGCGAGTTCCTGGCGCTCTGCGAATTGCTGCGCGAGAGGGTCGGCGAGGTGCGCTACAGCGAGGAGCTCGACCTGGCCGGGATCGAGAGCCCGCGGGACTTCATCAACCGGCAGGACGTGAAGGGCGCACTGGCCTTCCATAACCGCCTCGCGTTGATCGCGGAAGCGGAAGGGCGGCTGCAATGAGGATCCTCCGCGACTGGCTCACGGCCGCGGCGGTATTCGCGGTCCTCTACGTTTTCATCGTCGTTGCGCTCGGGCTCGGACGTTGAAGCGCACACCCCTCAAGCGATTTACCCCACTGAAGCGCGGATCCTGGAGCCGGGGTCCGCGTGTCCGTCGCAGCCCTCGTCCCGGTAAATCGCGCAAATACCTGGACTGGATCCGCTCACTGCCGTGCTGCGTGGCGGATTGCGGAGAGCCGGCGCAAGCGGCGCACTGCGGCGATCACGGCATGTCCCAGAAGGCGCCCGACACGCAAGCAATCCCGCTATGCGCTGCTCATCACTTGTGGGAGTACTGCGGAAGCTATCACCGGCTGGGGAGACGTGGGTTTGAGGTTCGGTACGGGCTGGATATCGAATCGATCATTGGGCGGCTGCGTCGCGAATTCAGTCGGAGCCGTCCGTCTCTTGCGGCATAACCCATTGTTCTTTGCTCGTGGGAGGTCCGCTCTTGAACGTGCGAACGCGCCACGCGCGGAAGTCGAGCAGCACCTGGAACGCGCGGTTCAAGTCCAGACCCACTTTCTCCTGCATGAACGACAGCATGAACGCATCCTGCTCGGCGGCCTCCGCGGCCTCAGTAATTGCCCGGGCGTGATCGCGGGCTTCCTCGGTCGTCATCTGCGCGATGATCTGGTTATCGAGCAGCAGTTGCACGAAGGGCTGGCCGGCCTTGTTCACTCCGGACTGGTGCCACAACCGCCGATCTCGCTCACCCTTCACTGCGGCTTTCCCTTCGGCCGTAAATCGACGGCTATCGCCTCTGCGGCCCGGCGAAAGCGCCGCTGGTAGGACGTGATTTCGTCCCAGAGCCCGGGCTGCTTCTTGTATTCCGCTATCTCTTCGGGAGTGGGCCTGCGTATCGTCATGTCGGGGTTGAACGTGAGTAGTTCCCCGCAGTACAGGCAGACGTTGATATCGCCCGGTTGAGGAAGCGATCCGTGTTCACTACTCGCCGCCTCGATCCGCTGGCCGCAGTTGGGACAATGCTGTTTGGGCAAGTCGGTGCTGTCGGCCAGCAGGATGACGTCGAGATTCTTTGCCATCAGTTTTTCACCTCATCGCGAATTTGCTTTGTAAGAGTCAAACGGAGTCAGAATGCGCCGTAGGACTTTCGATCCTTGTGCTCTACTTCGATGAGTTTATAAAGCAGGCACTTCTCACAGTAGAAGGTATCCTCGTGTGCCCATCGCCGGTAGCCCGTTTCGTAGGTGTCGCTGGCCTTCAAAAATACAAATTTGTGGTCGCATGGAGTTGATTGCTCTGATTCGGATCGCTCCGTTGTTTCCTTCGCCATCAGTTCGTCACCTCATCGCGAATTTGCACATACCCCGCCTCTTTGAGCTTCCCGCGCAGCATATCCAGATTACTCTCAAACTGCGGATTATGATCGTGTCCGAGTACCCAACAGAGCGCGTCCAGCCCGGCCGCCAGAACAATCTGCTCCTCAGGATTGGCGGAAACGTCGGTTTCTCCGGCGAGGATCGACACCAGCGTATCGTGGGCGCGGATGATTTCGTCCTTGGTGCGCATCACTCAAACGCCCCATGCCGGCGTGCCAGGCGCCGTGCAGTGCGCCGTTCGTTGCGCCGCGGGTCGCGATCGAGCAGGGTTGCGGCAACGAAAGCGAACGGCACCAGGATCACTCCGACCGCGGCGATAATCAGAACCAAGCCGATCATTGCGGACACCCCCACTCGGTTACCAGGATCCGGCCGCATTTCGGGCACGTCGTTGTGCGGTCCGGAGTGAGGATCTTCTCTCCGCAGATGCAGAGAAACTCGTAGATGCTCTTGGCGTTCATATCTGCCCCGTTCCCCATGTGAAGTCCGGCAGTGCCGGCTTGCCGTCCATGCGTGCGTAGAGATGGAGCACGTAGGGGTTCACATTCACGTATTCCTTCTCCGACGGGAAAACCTGATAGGCCCATCGATCCGGTCCGATGAAGTCGTGCTTCACGCGCTTGATCTCGTTGAAGTCTGGCAGATAGAACTCGCCGCGTCCTTTGCGGCCGCAGACGGAAGCGTGGACCCAAATCTCTCCGTCGTCGTAGCGGCAAACTGAGAAAATCACCTGGAGGTTTCCGCGCGTGAAGACGCCGCCGCTTCCCTGCCAGCCCTCGATGTATCGCCAGGACGGGGGCACACGCGAGAGGACGGCCCGCACGACGCCGGGTTCGACATAGGCGCGTTGCTCAATGGCGTCGATCTGTTCCTGGGTAATCATGCGTGCCTCGCTTTCTCCCGGCAATCCACCATCTGCGGTATTCCGAGAATTCCGGCGGCCTCTCCCTGTACGTTGCGCACCTCGACGCTCCCCGATGGTACCCGCGTGTCGATCAGGTACTCGACGTGTCCATCGCTCTTCTGGAACTTGAGGAGCTCGTCCCGCAGGAAGGCGTAGGTGAATGCCGACAGAGTGACCAGGATGCGGTCCTGGGAGGTCTGCTTCCGGGCCTCGGCCACGGCGCGGATGACGTGGTTGATATTCAGCGTCACAGGATCATCCTCAGAGGAATCGCCTCAATCGCGGCGCTCGGCTTGCGCTGCTCGGCCAGCTCGCGCTCGAACTGGCTGGTGTCGAGCGACTCGTGGACGGCAACCCGGGTAATGTAGCAGTGCACCGGGATGCCGCTGTCGGTGTGCCCTTCCCAGATGCGAGCGGGAATGCTGCCCGTGGGAGTCTCGAGGATCACCATTTTGGTCGTGCTTTCAATTATGAGTTTCATGGGAAGATCACCGGCTCATCGGGGTTTTCCATTAGAAAGCGGATTACGGCCTTGAGCCGGAGCTCTCGCTCCAGCCGGCGACTGGGCCGCAGTATATCGAGCAGCTGCTGCCAAATCGAGATTCTCTTGAACATCACTTCGTTTTCCTCATTTCGTCCACGTCGGTGAATTTGATTCCTTCGCCCTGAAACACCGCCTGCGCGGCCGCGCACAGGATGGCCTCGTTCTGAAGGGTCGGCGCACAACCGTAATGCTCGAGCATCTCGCGGCTGTCGATATGCATCGCGTTTCCCGCGTCAACGTAGATGCCCGGGCTGATGCGTTCCATACCGCGCTTCCAGGCGTTGGGATCGTTCATTCGTGTGGTCCCCTCTGCGCATGATTGCTCCCATCCGTTTCCCGGTATCGAATCGGGTGCCAATCACAATAGGTGTCCGTCGCGGTGTGGCCGAACATCGCCTCGCATCGGTGAATGTGGACGCAGTCTCCACAGGTCTTTCCTTGTGGTAGGTCCATTTCGCGCTTCCAGGCGTTCGGATCGTTCACGGTATCTCCTCCATCGCTTCGGTCATTTCGAGGCCGGCCGCACGCATGTCGAATTCCTCGGTTTCGGGCCGCATCACCCAGATCAGCATATGGTGGGCTCCCCGTAAGTAGTCGCAGTTGCGGCCGTCCGGCAATGCGTAGAGCAGTCCGGCCAGGATGCGCTCGTACTTCTCGATGTGTTCCGGTTTTTGCACGGTATCACTCCTCTCGTGCATTCGGTTTACTGGCACGCTCCGCTTCGGCCAAAGCCGCCCGCGCTGCCCGTACCGCCGCCCGAAGCGTCTTGCCGCGGAACCCAGGAGTGCCGCGCACGTCTACGTACCAGCACCGGCCATCGTCGTCCTCATCTAATGCATCGTGCCAGTCGCTGCTCACCGCAACTTCCCCGTGCTGGCTTTCGAGCCAATCGAGCATCTCGGTATCGCTCATCGAGCCTCCGCCATGCGCCGATCAATCTCGGCGTAGCGCTTTCTCGCGTTCGGTATTGAGGTGCGGGTACTTCTCCCGTACCAGCTTCATCGCTTCATCCGGGGCCAGCCCGGTGCTTCGCAAGTACAGGCCGTAGAGGCACCCCAGCATGCCGTCCCGCTCCCGGTTCTTGGCCGGCTCCTGGAGTTTGCGCCGGGGCTGGCGCTTGGGCTTCAGCGGGTAGGTCTCCTGGACGCTCGCGATCCTGGCGCCGCAGTCGGTGCAACGGGATCCGGGCTTGGCGGCGATCATCTGGCCGCACCTAGGGCAGGGCAGTGTACTCTTGCGGCCGTCATGCACCAATGTGACAGTGTCATCGGTTCCGGTCACTACGCGGACAATGTGCGTCATTCTTCGTCTTCCTCGGGATCGTCGGCGGTTTTGTTCGGTTCGTCTTCCGGCTCTTTATTGGACTCCTCGCGGGTCTGGCGCTCCTGTTGCGCCCGCATGATATCCAGCATGGCGGCGCGCACGTTGTTGGCCTCGCGCTCTTTCCGTTGGCGGTCCTCGATGGGATCTTTGACGCGGCCCAGCTTCCAGTCATATCCTCGCTTGCACCACTCGGGCAGCGTCGTCATCCAGTCCGATCCAGAATGCACGGGCTTACTCCAGCCCTGGTCGGACGCGACCTCGGACATCGGCACAAACTCAGGCTCTTCCACCTGGTCGAGGGGGCGGTACTTCTGGCTGTAGATCCCGCGCAACTTCGCCATGCCGCCCGCATCGCGCCAGTCGGAGATCTGCTCGACGGCGGCTTCGAGCAGCCAGTCGAGGGCCTCTTTCGACTCGATGAACTTCTGAAGGTAGCGAACGATCAGGGTCCGGGCCGTGGCGCCCTTGGGAAAACCGGACGGACCGAGGAAATCGGCTAAGGTTTGTACGGCATCGATATAGTCGTCTTCTGTTGGGAGTGGCACGTTAACCTCACGCGCTGCTCGTCTTCAGGTTCTGCGCGTGCGAACGCAGCAGGGCCTTCATCTCGCGTTTCTCTTTCTCCTGGGGCGTTTCCGGGGAGGTGGATGTGCCGTTTGCGAGCCACGCCTCGAAGGCTTTGCGGGATCGCAGGAAGGCGGCCGCGTGCTTATTGAGAAAACCGAAAGGCCGGGTCAGATTCTTGTTTTGCGTCAAATGCTGGAGCACGCGCAGCAACAGCCCGGGCTCGATGTCGCGGCGGGCGTCACGGCACTGCCGGATCAGGCCTTCGACCTGTTCGTCGTTGGCGGTCTTGTCGAGTGAGTGGAGGTGGTCGCGTACAGGCTCGAATTCGTCGGTTTCGGGCTTGGCCTTCGTTGGATTGGAACGGGCGATCGGCGGCGGCGTTTTCCCCTCGTCCGCCGCCGCCGCCGGTCCCCCCGTTTTCAATATCTCTGGCGCAGACGCACTCTTCTTATTCAAAGCTTCTACAGTTCTATAGATAGGGGCCCCATTTGTCCGGAACGTGGCGGACACGTTGTCCGGAACGTCCCGGACAAGTTGTCCGACGGTTCCGGACAAGTCAGAATCCGCCGGCAATTCGGTCTTCTCCACTTCTTCGCCATCAGCGACCGGCGGCACCCAGGTCTCGCGTTCTCGCTTCCAATCCTGTAGAATCTCTAGTTGGATAGACCGGAGGCCTGCTTGCGCTTGAGCCACAGTGGACTGCAGTTGTTCATGAATCAACCGTGTGGCGGGCCTTCGGTCGAGCCAATATGTTGTAAATAAACCGAATTTCGCCACATCTTCGCTTTTGTCCGATACATCCGGACAGAGGGGAACAAGAGGCGAAAATCCATCCCACTGGGTCATACGATCTTCGTCTAAAATGACCCATCCTCTCGCCGCGCAAAACTGAACCGCCTCGCTAACGCGCCGCCGGTCCATCCCGGTCTCTTTGGAGCAATCTGCTCGTGATTTTTCCCTTCCGTTCGGGTGAACCGGACGGTCTGAGTGATTGCCGGCCGCGTACAACGTGAGCCACGCCATGAAGCGGGACGGGCCGTCCACGTCGGGATCGCACATCATGCGGACCAGCATGGCGTTGAACTGCGGGCTGAACGGCGCAGCATTGTGGCGTGTGAACCACTCTGCGAATCGCTCGTTCGAATACGGCGCTACTGGGCCGGGCATCGGCGTCTCGCGGATCGGCGTGGCGGTACTCACCGGACACCTCCGGCGATCATCTGTGTACGAAAAGTAACTGTTCTAAGTAGGGCATTCATAGTAAACTCCTGCACACGAGTGAAATTGTGGGCTTGCAAGAACGCCTGAGGCGGGTAAAATCTAAGACAGGGCGTGAGTAGTCATCCACTCACGTGCCTTCGCTTAGCTCGGCGTTCTTATGCACACGTGCTTGGCTCAATCCCGTTACCTTGCGAGTCCTGGAAGAGAGCTATGTACGTGTTATTCGGCGGCGCCGGGCGGCGGTCGGATGAATTTGGGCGGGCTCACGAATGGCCGCGGCCCAAAGGCGAAAGTGACATAGTGCAGGTTGATCTGGCGGTTTAGATAACTTGCATTATTGAATCCGTGGTATCCGTGGTCTGGCTGACACAAACCAATAGAAATAAAGTGGTTCGGGCTCTCGGGCTCCGGGGCGGAAACTCGCGCGGGGCCTGAGTGCCTGTTGCTGCTGACCGTATTGTTCATGGGTCCCCTTCCCTCACCATCATGTGAGGATGAAGGAGCGACGATGATGGTCGGTGAACGGGGAGTCCACCGGGCGCCGCCCCTCCAATGCTCTACACAGCGCACGACCGCTGCGGCCCCGATCTGGTTCGTGGCCGAACCGAGGCAAGACCAAAGTATCCGAAAGTAACCGAGGATGCAAGCGGAAAATCGTTCCGCGCGCACCCACAACGATCTAAAAGCGTGCATTCATGAATGGCTTTCTTGAACAGCCTTTCACCATTCTGTGCACTACCAAAAATACTGCCCGAGTCTGTCGCCCGGGTCTACCCTGTTATACACCAGCAACCGAACTTTTGGGCCTTCGGAATTTGGGATAATTGAAGCGAAAAGCCTTTCACTTCACGCCCTGACATCAACCTTCCCCAGGTGGTGGCCGGGCGATTTTGTTCCTAAGCGGCTGGAACGGCGTGAAATGCGCGATTCGTGGCCGCGATCCGGGCCGCAAGTAGATCGTGAACGCAACAAAGCATCCGGGCTCGTTCATCCTCCCTCAGATCGCGAAGCAGGGTATCGAGGAACTCAGCGGCCTCCCGGCTCAGTACGCTGATATCCGGTTCGACCGGCTGGGCGCCGCTGCGGGCGAGCTCCCGCACGATGGCCGGGTGCAGGTAGCTGAACCATTCCCCATCCATCGAGTAGCACCGGGTTACCTCGATCCAGGCCTCGCGTTCCCATCGCCAGAGCACGTACATGCACTCGCCCTTGTACGGGCAGACGCCGGCTCGCGCCCGCGGTGAAATCGTACATTCGAGCAGCACCGGCATCCGCGGCGCTGCGGAAGTGGGCCAGAGTGCAGCCTTGGGGATCGTCTTGCCTGGACGAAAGATAACCTGTTCGAGGTCCCACGGATAGCGCGCCAGTCGAGGGGCGCGCAGGATCAGGGCGCAGTAAGGGCCGGCCTCCCGTCGATGGCCGGAGTGGGGGAGAGTGACCATCGAACGAACATACAGCAGCCGAATCCCTGTGGAAAAGTTGTAAAGCTATGCGATTCTGTTGAAAAGGGTCGCAAATGACAGAAGCGAAACGCATAGAGATGGTGGATGAGTTCGGGGCGCTCTCGGACGAGCTGGCCCGGATCGCGCCCGCCATACAGCGGCATGCGCTGCTCAAGGCCGAGATCGAGAGCTGGTACCGGCAAGAGCCGCCGGACGAGAACTACGTTGCCGTGGGAACCCGCTACGAGGTCCAGATCGGGGTGCGGGAGTTCCGGCGCAAGATCACGACGATCGGCATGACGAGGTTGTTCACCGTGCTGGGCAAGGTGAAATTCCTCGGCCTCTGCACATTTCCGCTGACCCTGATGGACCAGGTCACGACCATCGCGGACCAGAACCGGATTTGCGAAAAGAACCGCACCGGACCACGCAGCATTAAGTCCGTGGCGCTGGTCATCGAGGCGCCGGCCAAGCAGCAATCCAGGAGAAAGCCCCCGGCAGCTACCTCGACGGAGGCGGTAAGTGCTTGACGTATTACGGTGATTAGCCTCAGAATGGGCTAGAAGTTCTAGCGTTACATTAACAATTGTCCGATACGTCCGGACAACCTGATTTCCCGGCCGTTCCCCGCGGCTGTACCGCCTTAGCGAGACCTACCCGTTGTCCGCCCACGCGCCACGTTTAATCTGCGTCGAGCCTGCCGGCAATTTCGTGACCCGCAATCGCGCACAGCGGTTCGTGAATCATGGCCGTGCCGAGTGGACCGACGACACGTTCCGGGCGATCCGGTTCTTTCCGCAATTCGCCAGCAAGCTCACCAGCCTGGTTGCGCCCTGGAAGGCCTGCTATCGCACGACGGAAGCCGCGGTATTGCCGCCCTCGATCGAATGGCTGCAACGTCTTTACCCGATATTTACGACCGAAAGCGAGTAATCACCAATGCCATATCAGGAACCTCCGAATCCGAATCTCTGCACGTTCGCCACTGCCAGCGACCTGGCCGGCCGCCTCCAGGACATCGGCGTTAATGTGGGCACGATCTATGAAATTCTCGAGAACGGCGAGAAACTCGATACAACGGACGACCGCTACGTGACCGACGGTCTGATGTATCAGTACGTGGCGACGATCTGGGACGGCCCGGAGCAAAGCCTGTCGGTCACCAACGCGATGTTTGTGTCGAAAGGGTATAACACGCAAACGTTCACGCAGCTGGCAACCGTGGCGGGCAAACCCGATCCCGCCGCGGCCATCATGGCGCTACACGGCGTAGCCCGGGGCGTGAATGCGGTCTTGACCAAGCAGATGGAGTGAAGGATGTACTGGCTCATTCAACTCATCGTCATCCTGGTCCTGGTCGGCCTGGTGCTGTGGATCGTCTCGCAGATCCCGATGGACCCCGTTATCGCGCGCATCATCCGCGTGATCGTGATCGTCGTCGTCTGCGTGTGGTTGCTGTATCTGCTGGTGGGCTTGTTTGGTGCTGTTGGTATTCCGAATCCGCCCCTGAGGCGTTGATCGAAAACAAAAGCGCCGCCCCCCGAAGAAGCGGCGCGGCAAGTTCCCAGTAAACTCTTTCGCTCGAATTGATAGACGGTACTGGCGTGAAAAATGGTACTCGACGGCTGCACTCGTTGACTGCACACTGACCGTATGAATGCAGCTATCTACGCAAGAGTCAGCACCACTGATCAGAACTGCGAAATGCAACTGACCGAATTACGGACGTACTGCGAACGTCGCGGGTGGACCATCTCCGCGGAATACGTCGATACCGGATGGAGCGGCGCCAAGGCCTCGAGGCCGCAATTGAACCAGCTGAAGCAGGACGCCAGGAAGCGGCGCTTCGACGTGGTGATCGTCTGGAAGTTGGACCGTTGGGGCAGGAGCGTCACCGACTCGATCGCCGGCATCCAGGAGCTCGTCAGCCTCGGGGTGCGGTGGATCGCGGTTACGCAGAACCTGGACACCGACGAGTCGAACCCGATGGCGCGGTTCCTCCTGCACATCATGGCCGCGTTCGCCGAACTCGAGCGGGAGATGATTCGGGAGCGGGTGCGGGACGGTATGAGGCAGCACCGGACCAACGTGAAGGCTGGCAGGCTGGGCAAGGACCTGCACACGAAGTCCGGCAAGGATCTGCCGGCGGGACGGCCACCGAAGATATTCCCGCGGGATGAGGCCGCCGAACTGCGCGCCGGGGGCATGAGCTGGCGCGACATCGGGGAAGCCCTCAACGTGCCGTTTGCGACGGTCCGCCGGGCCCTCGCGAATGCCGCCCCACCCCCAGGTGTGTCATAAACCTGTTTTTGAACCCCCTATCCGATGTTGATAATAAAGGACGACTTACGGCATTTTAGGGCCGTGTTGGAACGTGTACCTTTCGACACCGGGCGGGTAGAAAACGGTAGGTCCGGTGGCTCGTCCGGTGAGCCACTGGGGCGGGCGCCGGTGGCGGGCGGCCGCCTGCCGGCGGCGCATTTAGACGTGTTTGGACAGCATAAAAAAAGAGAAATGGCACATTCGTGCCGTCACAGTGATGAATTACCGGGCAGTGGAAAGGGCCGAATGACTGCGGAAAGTTACACCACAAAAAAAGGGATATGTCGCAACCCTGCCCGCTTCAATGAGGCCGCAGTCATCCAGCGCACCCAGTATATTACGTGACGGCAAAACAACGTGCTTTCCTGGCTGCTTACGGCAAAACGGGGATTATCGGCGACTCCGCCAGGAAGGCAAAGATCGCCCGCCAGGATCACTACAACTGGCTGCCGAATTCGGAATACGCCGCGGCGTTCGAAGCCGCCCGTGAAGAATCGATTGAACTCCTCGAAAAGTCCGTCCGCCAGCGGGCGATGCGGGCCAGGAAACCGAGCGATCTCTTGTCGATCTTCCTGCTCAAGGCCGCGCGCCCGGAGAAGTATCGGGATAACGCCAAGGTCGAGATGAGCGGACCTGGTGGTGGGCCTGTAGTGGTGGAAGTGAAGTTCGTTACGCCGAAGCCCAAGTCATGATCGAAGCTGAGTTCCCCGACAAGCTGGCGTTCCTGTTCGACCCGCACCGCTACAAAGTGGCATACGGGGGCCGGGGGGCTTCGAAGAGTTGGAACTTCGCGCGAGCCCTGCTGCTACAGGGAGCCCAGAAGCCGTTGCGGATTCTTTGTGCGCGCGAGCTTCAGAAGTCGATAGCCGATTCGGTGCATAAACTCTTGTGCGATCAGATCGAGTTGCTGGGGCTGGACCGCTTCTACAGCATCGAGAAGGCCCGCATCTACGCAGCGAACGGCACCGAGTTCTTCTTCTTCGGCCTGAAGCACAACCCCGACGCGATCAAGAGCGCTGAAGGCGTGGATATCGTATGGGTCGAGGAAGCGCAGTCGGTTTCGCACGAATCGTTCAAGATGCTGATACCGACGATCCGCAAAGAGGGATCGGAGATCTGGCTGTCGTTCAATCCGGAACTTGAAACCGACGCCGTATACGAGCGCTTCGTGACGTCGCCGGCGCCCCCGGACAGCGTAGTGGTGAAGATCAACTACGATGACAACCCGTGGTTTCCCGAAGCGCTCCGGAAGGAGATGGAGCATACCCGCGCGACCGACCCCGACGAGTTCAACCATGTCTGGGAAGGGTGCGTTATTTCGTTGCTCAAGAGCGCGATTTACGCCAACGAACTACGGGCAGTTGACCGCGAGGGCCGCATCCGGAGCGTGCCCTATGATCCGGTGCGCCCCGTCGACTGCTTCTGGGACCTCGGCTACGGCGACATGACCGCGATCTGGTTCGCGCAGAGCTTCCCGTTCGAGTACCGGCTGATCGACTACATCGAGGACTCGGGACGGAATATCCAGTGGTATCTCCAACAGATGCAGTCCCGCGGGTACGTCTACGGAACCGACTGGCTGCCGTGGGACCTCGGCCTGCACGCGGCGGCGATGGGCTCGGGCAAGTCGATCGAGGAGCTGATGAGGCTGGCCGGCCGCAAGGTCCGTATCCTGCCCAAGCTGCCGGTAGTGGACGGCATCAACGCGGCGAGGACCATCTTCCCGATGTGCTGGTTCGACCAGGAGCGGTGCGCGGAGGGTTTACGGGCATTGCGGCTATACCGCTACGGCGAGATTAAGACCACCGAGCACGTCAGCAGGGATCCGCTTCACGACCGTAATTCCCACGGTGCCGACAGTTTTCGTTATTTCGCCGTCGGCATCAAGCAGCCGAAGCCCACGGTAGTTCCGCCGGCGCGGCCTCCGCTAAGGCCGGTGAGTGCTTGGTCGTAAATGCCCCTGGATGGGGCGAAGGCAGGTTGCGGGCGGTAACGGGCAGAGGCGGGCGGCTTGTTGAAGGAGGAAAGAACATTATGGCAGAGCTGAGCGCGAAAGCGAGAAAGAAGCTGCCCGCGAGCGTGTTTGCAGGACCGGACCGGAGTTACCCGATACCGGATAAGACTCACGCCAGTAACGCGAAGGCCAGGGCCACGCAGATGCTCGCCAAGGGAAAACTATCCGCGAGTGCTGCGAGCCGCATCAGAGCCCGCGCAAACGCGATTCTCGGTAGCAAGTGATGAAGGTTCGGACGAAGTACGGGACACAGCACGTTGTTCAGATGCAGCTTATCAGGGGCGGCAGAATCGCTATCGCCCACTGCCAGACGAATCTCTTTGATCAGGGCGACCTCAAGGAGCTGAACGCATACCTCAACAAGCTGGCGGCCAAGGACTATATCAGCCCAAAAGCCGCAGCCAGGAATATCGCCGAAGCGAAGCGCATGTTGGCGTTGGACCGAAAAGTCAAGGCCGCGGGTATGCATTCGCCAATCGTCGCCGCTGGAGGGAAATTATGAAGAGCACGCTACACCGTCTCGAGATCGCGCCGTCCAGTAACGGCGGTTTCACCGTCACCCACCATATGAAGCCCATGCCCACGCACAGCCGCGGTTCAGCGTTCGGGGGCATGTCCATGTCGAGCGCAGAACCGAAAGTTCACACGTTCGGGAAGGGCGAGCACGCCGCGCTCACGGCACATCTCGCGAAGGCCTTGGGGCTATCGAACGCCGGCGAGGAGCAGGAAGAGGCCGACACCGGCAAGGAGAAAATCCAGGCGTGACGGGAGCGGATCGCGCGGAAGTAAACCGGTTCCTCCAACGCCACGGGTTCGGCGAGCTGTCCGACCGCGGGCTATTGCCGCAACTCGCGCTCTGCATCGAGGACGAGACGACGCTCAAGCGCATCCTGAACCTTACGGCGCCCGAGGAGCGGACGACGTGTTACGAGGCGTTACGGCCCTTCCTACGCTTTGTACCGCGCCCTCTGGACGTGCTGCTCTCCGAGATCGCGATGGACGCGGAGATCCGGCAGCTTCCCGTGATTACGGAAAATGGCGGATTGCGTGCGTTCAACGTGCCGGAGGTGCAGAGCGCGGTGGACAAGGCTATGGCTACCGGCACGCTGGAGTTGATGTGTGGGCGATGCACTTTCGCGCAGCAGATTCCCGCGATCAGCCGTGAGTTCGCGATGCAACTGGCGCTGGAGCAGGGATGGACGCAGAAGGCCGCTGTGCTGCGATGCCCGACGTGCAGCGAGTTGCTGGGGATGCCGGCGTGGAAGCTGGAGGTGCAATATGCCGTGGACACCGAGACAGGTTCGACTACTTCTATCGAAGGCCTCACCACTGACGCCGCAGCAGCAGGACAAGATGAAGGCCGAGTTACACCGGGACCCGTCGATGGGCAGGAAGCGCAAGGGTAGCGCGGCGTTGAAGAAGCCTCCTGGCTAACTCGCCTTGTCGGCAATATGCGAATGCTTCAGCCTGTTTTCGCGAAACATGTGCCAGGCCTTCTTCCAGTCTCCCGGGGCAGTCCGGTACAGATCGGAGGCTTGAATCTCCCGAAGGCTCAGACCGGATCCTTCAAGCGCATTCATTGTCCAGGTGAACGATACTTTTCCAAAGCGAGGCATCCGCGCAGGATACGCAGTATTTAGGACGTCTTCTCTCGTGATTGCCCCGTTTGTACCAGTGCGGTAATTAAGGAAGCAGTTGATGGGTCTCCCGTGTTCTTCCATCAAGGTGAAGAAAAGCCCCTCGCTGTCAGTCTCTCCGGGCTCCACTGATCGGGGCGTGATCGTTAACTTCGGTTCCTGGCTTTCCAGAAACCGCGTCAGAACGTCGCGGATTTGCCGTATCAGTTCCAGATAGTCATCGCTCACACCGGCATTGTAACTCCCTCCCCGTGGCTAAGAACGAAGAGCTTTTGCGCGAGATCCAGGAAAACTACAAGCGTGCCTGTAGTTACTGGAAGGACGCCCGCGAAGAGCGCAAGACCGACCTTGCGTATATTTGCGGCGATCCGTGGACCAAGGCCGAGCGCGATGCCCGCGACGACGCAGGCCGTCCAGTGTGCAATCACGACGAACTCAATCAGTACGTGAACCAGAGCATCAATCAATTACGGATCAACAAACGTGGCATCAAGGTCGAGCCCAGCGACGAAGCGACGAGCGACAAAAGTGCGGAGTTGCTGCAAGGGAAGATCAGGGCCATTGAGTACGACTCGAACGCCCAGGCCGCGTACCTGTCAGCGGCGCAGAACATGCTCGAAGGCTCTTACGGCTTCTTCCGCATTGGCCGTCGTTGGGCGTCTCAGGACCCTGACGACCGCAGCCCGGCCGCCTTCGATCAGAAGATCGTCATCAAGAACATCCCGAACCCGGACAGCGTGCTCTACGACTGCGACGTGATGGATCCGGACTGGTCGGACGCAGACTGGTGCTTCGTGCTCGAGCCGATGCCCCTCGAAGACTTCAAGCGCGAGTATCCGCACGCCGAGAAAATCGACTTCACGTCTGAAGACCGCATGAAGTCGCCCGACTGGATCCAGGACAAAACGGTCTTAGTCGCGGAGTACTGGCGGGTGCGGACGAAGCGCTCGAAGCTCTACAAGCTCGCAAGTGGTGAGATCGTGGACACGCTACCGAAGGGAGAGACCGCGGAGGCCACCAGGGACGTAGACAAGCGCGAAGTCTGGTGCTACCAAACCAACGGCGTCGAGATCCTGCATGAACCCGAAAAGCCGGAACCGGGCGACCAGATCCCGATCGTGGCCTGTATCGGGATGGAGCGGTGGGTGGACGAAGGCGGCGGCGCGAAGCGGATGCTGTTCTCGCTCGTTCGGCTGGCGCGGGATCCGCAGAAGACGTTGGCGTACATCGTATCGCAGCAGATGGAGGAGGCCGGACTATCGCCGCGGTCACCTTATGTCGGATACGTCGGGCAGTTCGAAACGGACCGCGAGGCCTGGGAAGGCGCGACCAAAGTCGCCCACGCGATGCTGCAAGCGGACCCGATACCGGATAGCTCCAACGGGCAGATTCTGCCGTTGCCGATCAGGAACCCGTTCACGCCGAATTTCGCGGCGTATGAGGTAGCAAAGGATTCCTGCCGGCGTGCGATCCAGGCCGCGATGGGCATCTCGCCTTTACCGACGAGCGCACAACGCGAGAACCAGAAGAGCGGTATAGCATTGCAGCGCATCCAGAGCGCTGAGCAGACCGGATCGTTTCACTTCGTAGACGGCTTCGAGCGTGCGCTCATGCGGGCCGGCAGGATCATCGACTCGTGGATCCCGACGGTGTACGACCGGGAAGGGCGCGTCGAGCCGATCCGGACCGCGGACGACACCCAGAAACTCGTGACGCTGAACACGCAGGCGCCGTACCTCGACCAGCAGGGGCAGCAGCAGCACCACATGCTCGCGGATGGCTCGCACAACGTGACGGTGAGCGTGGGACCGTCGAGCGACTCGCAGAAGGAACGGGCGCAGGACTTCCTCGAGCAGATGATCCCCAACCTGCCGAATCTGCCGATTCCGCCGCAGAACCAGGCGAAGATCCTGGCGCTGTCGATACAGATGCAGCAGATGGGACCGCGCGGGGACATGATCGCAGAACTGATATCACCTCCCGCTACCGGTCCGGAGATCCCTCCGCAGATGCAAGCGCAGATGCAGCAGGCACAACAGACCGCCCAACAGCTACATGCCTATGCACAATCCCTAGAGGCCGAGATTGTGAAGTTGCAGCAAAAGGAACAGGCGCACGTCGTGGACAACGAGTACAAGCTCCAGTTAGAGCGCATGAAGATCGAGGCGCAACTCGCCACAGCCGAAATCAATACAAAGGCGCAAGTCATCAGCGAGCGGGTGCAGATGATTAACGACATGTGGGCAAAGCTCCACGATCAGACGCACGAGGCGGCATTACAATCCGCAGATTTCGCACATGAGGCGAGCCTGAAGGCTATGGATCACGGGCAGCAGGAAGACATGCAGCAGGCGGCCGCACAACAGGCCGCGCAACAGCCGGACCAGGCGCAGGCTCAAGCGCAGCCGGCGGGATAACATGACAGGCATGACCAGGAAAGAAGTCGATGAGCGCATCGTGGCCCGTTTCATGGAACTCGGGTGTACCCGCGAACAGGCCATAAAGCAACTCGAAGGTCCGAAGTGCCCATATATCGGATATGAGGGACAGTTCGATGAGCTTTGGACCCATGTCGAGCGAGCGACCCAGGCCATCAAGGCGGCAGACATTTGGCCGAAGCCATGCATACCGGATTTGTCCGCCTATGAACGGGCCAAGAAGAAGTTATGTCCGAAGAAACCGCAGCAGTAGAGACGCAAGCACCGGAGTCGTCAACCGGATCAGAAACGCCGGCAATCGAAATCCCCCGCAGCGGTCCAGAGTACGCCGAATGGCGCATGACCGGAAAGCTGCCGGGAGACAAGCCGAAAACCGAGGACTCGACACCCTCCAAGGATTCCGGAGAAGAGGCCGCACCGGAAGCGGCAACCAAACCACCACCACAGCGCCAGGCCGGGGCAGACGCCCGGTTGCGTGAGATTCTCGCCGATCTGAAACAGGCCGGTCTCACGCCGAGTGAACTGAAGACGTTCAAACGTGAGGCCCAGCGGGAGGCAGAGCGTAAACCGGAGTCGCGACCGGAGCCTCGGCAGGAAGCCGCACCGCCGCCGCAGCAGAAGGGCCCTGAGCCTCCGAAGAAGCCCGTTTACAGCGAGTACGAGGATTGGGAGAAGTACGAGGCCGCCAAGGACAAGTACACCGAGGACCTGGCCGACTACAAGGTGCAGCTGGCGATCGCCAAGGACCGCCAGGATCGCGCACAGGCCGAGTCCCAGAAGACCTGGCAGACGAAACTGGCCGAAGCGTCGGAGCGTTACGGCGCCGAGGCGGAAACGGCAATTGTCGATACGGCGCGCGCGATTTCGGGGGACCAGGATATCCACCCCGCGGTCAAGGCGATCCTGGACGACTCGTCGGTCTTAACGGATCTGCTCTATGTGATGGGTAGCAACGAGTCGTCGATGAAGGAGTTCGTTAGCCTCGCGCGCTCCAATCCGGGCCAGGCGATCCGCAAGGCCGTACTGCTCGAGCGGCTCGTGCTCGAGGAGCTCGCCAAGCAGAAGGGCGGCGGCACACCGGAGCGGGCCGAGGACGGCAAGTTTCAAGCTGCGAAGAAGATCAGCCAGGCGCCGCCACCACCACGCGAGGTTAATGGGCGTGCCGGACCGCCCCCGGATGAAACGGAGTCAGCCGTAAAGAATAACGACTTTCGATCCTTCCGCGAAGCAGAGAATCGGAAGGCAATCGCGAAACTGAAGGGACTGTAAAGTAGTAAGCTCTGACGCCCCGCGGCTTCGTCACCCGCACCGTTGTACCTGCCGTAACGGAGAATTCGACACCTCCTTTGGCGTTTTCGTCGCCCCGCCAGCGAAGCCCCAGATTGAGCCCAAAGGAGAGCTATGGCAGCCAATACCTTCCTCAACACCTCATGGGTGTCGATGGAGATACTCCGCTTACTGGTGAACAAACTCACGGTCAGCGAGTACTTCAATCGCTCCTGGGAAAAAGACTTTGATAAGGAGTTTGCAGTAGGCAGCACCATCCAGGTCAAATTCCCGCAGCGCATGTTAACCAGCGACGGCATGGGATACCAGCCCCAAGCCATCACGCGCATCGCAACCACGATCAGCCTGGATCAGTGGATACAGTGCAGCTTCGAATGGGATGACTACGAAGCCGCGGTCAAGTTAGAACGCAGCCAGGCCGAACTAACCGAGAACTACCTCGACCCGGCCGCCGCGGCCCTGGCCCAGGAGTACGACTCACGCTGTGCGAAGTTCGCGTATCAGAACGCCTCGGGCGTCGTAGGCACACTCGGCACGGACCCGGTCGGAATCACGCCGTATTACCAGGCTCGCCAGTATCTGTTGCAGAAGGCGTGCCCCCCCGGTAAGCGTTCGATGTGCATCTCGTCGGGGATGATGTCCACCCTCGGCGGAGCCATCACGAACGTGTTCAATCCGGGTGACGAGATCAGCCGCATGTTCAAAGAGGGCTATCTCGGGCGTTTGGCCGGCTTCGATTTCTTCGAGAGTCAATCGCTCTACTCGCACACGGCCGGAACGTGGGCCAGCGCAGTCTCGGTGAGCGGGGCCAACCAGTCGGGCACCGCTCTCACGGTCACGGCCCCCGCCGGCGCAACCTTCAACGTCGGCGACAAGGTCTCGATTCTGAACGTGAACATGGTCAACCCCATGACACGCCGGATCTCGGGTCCGAAAACGGCGATGACGTTTACCATCACTACGGCACTTACTGCCGTGGGCGGCGGCGGCGACATCATCAACATCCTGCCGGCCATCTACGGTCCCGGCAGCCAGTATCAGAACGTGGACGCGCTGCCGGCCAACAGCGCCGCGCTCACCCTGTGGCCGGGCACGACCTCGCCCAACGGCAAGGTGGGCACGGTGGGTCTCGGACTCTCCCGGTTCGCGTTCGCGTTAGTCGGCGCGAAGCTGTACGTGCCGAAGGCCGTCGAATCCGCGGGCCAGGCGCACGATCCCGACTCGGGTATCGCCATCCGCAAGGTGAAGGCCTGGGATCCGGTCAGAAGTATGCAGGTCAACCGCATGGACTCTCTGATGGGCATGGGAAACCTGTATCAGGACAACGGTGCGGTCACGGTCGTGGGTGCGTAAAGGAGAACGACAATGCCAAGAGTATCTTCACACTTCTCCATTCAGGATCCGCGCTTCGGATCCGTCGTTTTCTTCACGACCACCCCGGCAACCATCTCGGCTGATGCGGCCGTCACCTACACGACCGATCAGGTGCTGGGCGGCATGATCATCCATTCCAGCCTCACAACGGGGCGCACCGCCACGCTGCCTACCGCCGCGCTTCTCGCCGAAGCCATCCAGGGCGCCTTCGTCGGGCTCACCTTCAACTTCACCGTGGCACCCACCGGGGGCACGCTCACGGTCGCCGTGGGAACCGGGGGAACGGCGGTGGGCACCATGACGTGCGTCACGACCGCGTTCAAAACATTCGCTATCCGGTTCACCAACGTCGGCATCGGCACCGAAGCTTACAGCGTGTATTCTTTGGGCACAGCTACTGCGTAGGCAACAGCATGCGGAGATACGAACTCGCCCTCGGCAACAAAGTCGATGCGTTGATCAAGGAGATCGAGCGGCTGGCCGCCTTCGGGTACGTTCCGCAAGGCGGCATCGCCGTCTCCGAGGCCTACGGGCGGCTGGGTCAGGCGATGGTGCTGCCCGACCTCGCACTGGCCACCGTCACGCTCTTCCCTACCGCGGTAACCGTCCCGAACCGGGGCGGAAGCGGAAGCGTCAACGCCACTCTCACGGATCCGGGGACATGGGAGGTGGACCCGGCCTCGATACCGCCCTGGCTCACCATCACGCCGGTGGGATTGCAGACCGCCGACGTCTCGATCGTGTACACGGGCGCCGCCAATACGACGGGGGCGGCGAGGCAGGCCGTCGTCAAGGTCAATACGGCAACTCTGACATTCAGCCAATCCTGATTGCTCCTTCGCGACTACGGGGCGCTCTGGTTCGACGGGGGCGTCCCGCCTTTTTCACCGTATGCCGATCAACGAATCGAAGTTCCCACGGCGCGGCGGTATGACCGCGGCACAGAAACGCGAAGCTGAAATCGCTCTCTATGGAGTAGGAGGTGGCGACAACATGCCACAACAGAAGAACGAGCACGAACTACCCACGGCGCCGCCGGTGGGAACGATGGACTTGAACAACCCGCCCAGGATGCCGTATCACTTCGAGCCCTTCCCAGCGACCCTGTACAAGGGCCGCGAGAACCGCATCGTGCAGAACGAAGCGGAACAGAAGGACTGGATGAGCAAGGGCTGGAAGAAGCAGCCGGAGCCCGAAGGCGTTGAGGCCGAAGAGCACGAAGCGGAGCCCAAGCCCGCCGAAAAGAAGAAGTAAATGCCGTTTGTCGATGCCGACATCTTGTATCCTGCGCTGAGGCTGGCGCGGGTGACCGGCGGCCCGGGGAGGACAGCTTCCCCGGACCAGATCCAGGACGCATTCCAGAGCCTCAACAGGATGGTGGATTCCTGGAGCACACTGCGGGGCCTGATCTTCTCGATCCAGCGTCAAGAGTACGTTCTCACGCCGGCGAAGCCCGTCTACACCATCGGGCGAGGGGGCGGCGCCGACTTCGTTGCGGACCGTCCCACGCGCATCAACGACGCGAACGCGATCATCACCACGGGAGCGAGCAAGGTGCACTTGCCGATCCGCATCCTGAGTCCCGCGGAGTGGGCGCAGATCCGGCTGCGGGAGTTTCCCATCACGTTCCCCACGATGATGTACCCCGACTACAGTTCTCCGAATTGCAGCCTGTACTTCTGGGGAACGCCCACCGCATCGCCGGGGCTCGAATTGTGGACCTGGCAGCAGATGCATCAATTCGCGTTTTTCGACGACCCGATCATCGTGCCCCCTGGCTACCTCGATGCTTGCGTGTACAACCTGGCGGTGCGGATGGGCGACACCTTTGGGACGACGCAGGCGATGAGCCCCAACGTGTTCGCCGATGCCAGGCGGACGCTCGCGCTGGTGAAGGGGCTCAACATGCCATCGACGGAGATCGCGAGCGCGGATATCGGAACGTCGAGCAGGCCGAAAGCAGATTTCAACTACCTTAGCGGCGGACCCGCGTAATTCAAGGAGAACATCATGGCGCTCGTTGTCCCAAATGGTGCGGAGATCATTGCGCTCAGTTATCTGCTCGGCAAGGTCACGACAACCGAGAACGTGGTCCTGCGTCTCTACACAAATAACATCACCCCCGCCGAGACAGACACGGCGGGCACGTATACGGAGGCGTCGGGCTTTGGCTACGCGAGCATCACGCTGACGGGTGCATCGTGGACGATCACGGGCGGAAACCCAACGAGCGCGGTGTACTCGCAGCAGACGTGGACGTTCACAGGTGCTTTGGGGAATGTGTATGGTTACTACACCACGAGGGCGTCGAGCGGCGACCTGGTGTATGCGGAACGCTTCACCGACGGACCCTATAACATCGTGAACAACGGGGATCAAATTAAGCTGGCGGCAAGCCTGCAGGCCGAGTGATCGCCGTTCTTCACTTTGTTGCAGCGCCCTGCTGCGGGTCCACCGACATTCGAAGAGAGCACATCTAAATGGCCCTTCAACTCCTCGATCTTTTCGAGACGACGCTATCCGCCAGTTATACGGCGGGAGGTTCTTCGCTGACGCTCACGTCCGTCAGTGGCCTGCCGTCGTCGGGCGATTACTGGATTGCCGTATACGATCCGGCGAATGCCGCGAGCACCTACGAGGTCTTCAAAGTCACGGGCGCGGCCAGCGGCTCGGTAATCCCCGTAACCGGGGAGAAGGCATACGGCAGCGTGCTGACCGCATCGGCGCTTACCCAGCTAAAGCTGGACATTAACGGTTCAGGCATCTCGATCTACACGGGTGTCGGCCGCCCGGATGGCGTAGGGCCGGACCTCGCGCCGCACAACATGACATCGAATACGGCGCCGTCCCCCTATGTTGCATCCGCATCGAGCGAGTTGAACCCGGCGTGGAAGGCCTTCGACGGCACGACGGGAATGTGGACCTCTACCGGCAGCACGGGATGGCTCAAACTGGACCTGGGGTCCGCCAAATCTCTGGGTAAATACGGATGGAAGAGCGGCCCTTCCGGCAATCCGCAACAGCACCCCAGGAACTGGACCTTCTCCGGCTCGAACGACAACAGCACGTTCAATACCGTGGATACTCAGACGGCCATTGCGTCGGTGGGTTCATCGGTCACTCAGCTATTCACCATGTCTCCGACGGTGGCGTATCGCTTTTGGAAATTCGATGTGACGGTGATCAACGGCGGCAGCAACGTGGAGTTTGACGAATTCTACCTCTATCAGGCCGCCACTGTGTTTACCGGCGGGGTGACCGGCGATCTGTATTTAGACACGTCCGGTCTGGGATTGTACGGACCCAAAACGTCCGGTGGAGCATGGCCCTACATAGGGAAACTGTCTCCGTAGGCCGAGAGCCGATGCGGTGTGATCAAGACATCCCAATTAGGGCAGGCATGGCTCGGCCAGTCGCAGGTGGCGGGATACGGGGTGGAGGCCGATGGCTCGCACTC